AGATACATCTCCTTCCGACCCTTGTACAATCGCACCGTTAGGAGCTTCAGCTAATGTCCGTGCTCTTGTTGTACCATTCGGATTGACCATGAACAATACTTTAGCTGCTGCTGCACTTCCTTCTACGATTGCTTTGGTCAGTGCTTCTAAACTCTTTAAGTCTCCGAGGTACTCTTCAACAAAGCCTCTGCCGTAGTCCTCTCCATCAATCTGGGTGTAGCGTAACGGGAGCCACGGGGACTTATCAATCGGATACTCACCCATACTTTCTTCGATGAGCATACCCTTAACATCCTGGTAGACTTTGTACTTATCTCCTTCTCTGACGATTGCGGTGTAGAGGTCACAGCTATTCTCCTTTTCCTGACGATATACTTCTTCTCTTACAGATTCAGGAAGCATCATAGGAGCTACAGTTTCTTTCACTGCTATGTGTGTAACATTACCCATCGGGTCTCTCTTGACTACATAACGATCAAGCTTGAACACACGCATACCACCTTCATCCGGTAAGTACAACAAACTGTTACCTGTTATAAGTAAGTTCTTTAGTGCTTGGAAGATACCGTTCCTAAAGTTCTGTACTTCTACTTCCTGTGATACACTACGCTCTACATCAGCTAATGCTTTCTCTAAGTCTGTGCGTAACTGCTCACCACCCTCTGGTCCTAACTCCTGCTTCGCTTTGTCCAGTTCATATCTATCTATAACCAGGCGGAAGAACGGAGCGTTAGGTGGTAACAGTGCTAACAATAACTTACTGCTAAGATTCAGTACACCTCTAGCTCCGATACCTTGGTACGGTGTGTAGTACTTAGTAGCGTAGTTGTGTCCGTCTGGTGGTAAGACATAAGGAAGTGTAAGCTCAGAAGATGTACGACCTCTGTCTAAGAATGACCACCGCTGGTTCTCCAACGAGTGATATAACCCTTGGGCTGTCTCGTGCATGTTACTCAGTAGCTGTCCACTCAGGACCACTCAAGATAGTTAGTATCTCAGCGTGATCGTACTGTGGTTCATCTATTAAAAAGCTAGGAGTGTCTCCTTCAAACTTTACAAATGTTTTAGTGCCATCCAAAGAGTATCGAAGCGTGTCGGAAGATGTTTCTTCGACTTGATTAAAGTCTACATTACCTACTTCAGATGCGTCTATAATTACATATGTTCTCATTATACAGTATCAGTTGAATAAGCAGCTCCGTTAAACAAATGACCGTCAGAATTACTATTACCGCTTTCGTCGTAAATTGTAGTACCGCTAGCCGCTTCCGTTCCATCTCCCATCCTATACCAGGCAAGAGGTGATAAAGTAGATACATCCATAGCCAACCCACCGTTGTATAAAGTAGTTATATCAGAACTTGATAAAGCTGAATCCCAGAGGGCTAACTCATCAACCTTACAGGCTGTAAATCTATTATATCTACCAACTCCCCCAGCCCATAAACCAAAATTAGTATAAAAGCCGTTGTGGTTATCTGAATTAGAACCAATAGAACTGCCATTTAAATAAAATATGACTGTAGTACCATCCCAAGTATATGCACCGTGATACCATATATCCGTGCTGTATGTACCAGATAGTGTATAAGCATTTCCACTAAGCCATAATTGAAGACCATTGCTGGCTCCCATATGAAGCCCGCTATAATTACCGATAAAACTTGCATTGAAAGTCCCATTTACATTAGGTCTACAATGACCGAATATTCCATCATACTGCTCAAAGGTAGTTATTTTAAACCAAGCAGATACTGTGATTGGAATAGTTGTGGTCCATGCAGCAGAGTTTAATCGGGTAATAGGTTCCGATCCAAAATAATCATCGGTACCATCAAAAGATATACTATATGAATTACTAAAAGGAGCAGCTACCCCGTCGTTATTGTAATTTACCCAAGCACTCCCGTCCCAAACGACTATTTTTTTATTGGTCGTTTCAAAGTAGGTATCCCCTATACTAGATGTCGCTCCTAATGAAGTAAGGTTCGCTGCTGTTGTTGTTATAAGAGTACTCATAATTAATCGTTACTAAATTTGTACCAGTCAGTTCCGTCGTAGATATATAGATCGTCTGTATCCTCTGCGTATCTAATGTTTACTTCACCGCTCGGATTAGTTGGTGATGTGGTGATGATGTCATTCTCTGTAGCTTCCTCTGTGATATTAAAGATCACTGGTCCCTGTGGTGCATCAAATCCATACAGCGTTCCAAACTCAGGTCGTTCTAAATTACCAGGCTTATCAAGTATACCTGAAGGTTTAGATAAACCCGATGTGAAAGTAATCGACATTACAGAGACTCAACAGTCCCGGTAGCAAACACGCTGTGGGTTCCGCTGGTGTAAGCACTGACATTAGCTCTGATCTTCTCGTAGTGTCCGTGATCATCACGAATCATAAACGAACCATCTGTCGTAACTTCTTGACTGTGAATAACAAACCAAGAACCTCCGATGTAAGCTTCGATGTCTACTGTTGCAGTACCAGCTACTGTTGTTTGAACAATAAATGTCCATCCTTTGTCTCTCTCAACTTGGAACTCTGAACCCGCTCCGCTAGATGTTGCACCTGAAAGTAATGTCTTCTTATCTAAACTTCTCATAATATATTACTGTGAAAGCTGTACTCCTGTTCCGCTCTGACCAACCAAACCCAATGTAGGACGACGCACTGTTAACTGACGAGTTCCTCTTTTCTTAGCCATCGTAGTACTAGCAGCTCTAGCTCTTGTAGGCTCTACCATTTCAGCTGTTGCTGTAGGAGGCGGGGGAGGAGGAGGTGGTGGTGGTGGAGTTTCTACTTTAGGTTGGCTGAAACACATAGCTATTCTAAGTCTTTGGTTATTATATTGTCTTGTAACTGTTCGTCGTAAGTCTGTTGTAAATAATTAATTACACTTCTTTGTCCTACCTTAAACCATACATCTCTATCAGAGTCTGTCAAGAGGGGACATTTATCCGGGAACAGTTTGTCAAGCTTTTCTATCAAAGACTTACTCAACGCTGGTAATACTATTTCTTCATTCATCTCTATAACTTATATCTGATAGTTCTTGTGGCAGCTTTCCTTCTTTGATCTTTTGCTCCGTCCATATCCAAGCTGAAGCATTCCACAGTATAGCACCCGCATGGTCTTCAGAGTTGTCCCCCTCAGCCAGCCCCAACAAATGTCTAAACATCGAGTCATATAATCTACTTAGTGGGAATCCTTGCTTCCAGTTGTCGTCTCCGTAAAGCTTTCCGCCAGCTTCAAATCGTTTGGCGAGACTGCGTAAGGCGACCGGAGGTATAAGGCTGGGTCGTCCCCGTCCATCGTCCCCATCACGCCTTGCCCCAGTGCTGAAGTTTCTAGTATATCCTTGGTTTGGTAGTTCTTCGGTGTCCATAGTTTCTTTATTGTTTTAGTTCTGAAGCAGTAATTCTCTGCTCGTAGTAATCGTGCCATCCATGCATTCATCAAAGCATCTTGTTCAGTAAGTCCTGCTTTCTCGTAACATGTTACAACTGTCTCCCAAGTGTATCCGTATTTATCCAACGCTTTCTTAGCAGCTACTGGTCCTACTTTTGGTACACCGCTGTATCCATCTGTTGAATCTCCGGTCAGTGTTTGTATCAAGTGGAAGTTATCTGCTTCTTCAACGGATGGTTGGTGGTACTCTCCACGGTTATAATCGTAGAAGATACCTGGTACACTCTTGAAGTCTTTGTCTATGCTAACAATGATCGTCTCTTCATCCATTGCTTTATCTGTTGCAAGGATAGATATAACATCGTCTGCTTCTAAGTTATCCCACAGCACACCACCAAGTTCATCGATGATCCACTGCTTTACTTGTCTAAGTATTATAGGTAGTCGGGACTTAGCTCTGTTACTTTTATAATCAGGGAACAACTTTCGTCGGAAGTTAGCACGGTCTGATAGACACAGCACTACATTCTCACACCTTAAGTTATCTCTGAACTCCTGTATACGATTAATAACACGAGCTTTAGCTAATGCCATGTCTGCGTGTACAGTCCACAGTTCTTCCTTCCATTGTATCGGTTCTTCTGCGACAACAGCTGCCTCGAAAGCGAGAACATCTGCGTCGATTAGTAGTGTAGTTTTAGTTCTATTACTCATAGAATACGCTCCAATTGTTTTGATATTTCTTGTATTT